CACGCCTGGCGCTTTCTCCAATTTGTAGCCCTCGGCAAAATAATCTTGTGTGCCTTTGAGCCAAATTGTTCCGTCTGGCTTTCTGATTATTTGATTTTCCGTGTAATTTTTTAATTCTGCCGGATCATGGATTTTTTGGCTGGTTGCTACGTCCGTTCTGACCTGTACCCTATCTCCCTTGGCGTTAATAAGCGTCGCCATTGGCACTGTTATCGGTATGTAACCGCTTTTAAGAGCCATTTTATAATCAACGGCTCCGGTACTTTGGTACGGTACGATAGTCCCTTTGTTAGGATCTTTTAGATAGACTGGCATATTGTTAGTATTTTAACATTAAACTTGCAATTCGATAATTATTCCGTCCGCTCCGTCGGCTGGACTTACTCCGTCTGCACCAGCTTGACCGTCTGAACAGTCCGCTGGTGCATATGGTCCTGGTGTCCATCCCATGTTAATTGCGCTACGCCCTCCTGCACCGCCAAGACCACCAGTTCCACTTGCTCCGCCTGCAACGCTTACAGTCCCCGTTCCCGTGAGCGAACCGTAAATTAAAACAATAATTCCACCAGCACCGCCTCGTCCACCGCCTCCGCCTCCACCGCCTCCACCGCCATTGACTGCGCCAACCGAGGGATAGGCGTTTGCACTATAACCAGCCCCACCATTACCGCCATTACCGCCATTACCGCCAACAGATTGAATTGTGCCGTTATTCACGATATTCCGAGCGCAAATAACCAACGTACCTCCGCCTGATCCGGACCCTCCACCTCCGCCTCCGCTTCCGCCTGGGTTAAAGCTATGACCATAATAATAACCCGAAGCACCACCTCCACCTCCACCAGCACCGCCATAACCGGCGTAATAGGTGAGATATGCCAATGCCGTCGCAGCCGCTTTATCAAACATTTCCACGGCAAATTGTATGCAATATGGTCTGATTTTAGAGGCGCTTGATAACGCACCAGAAGCACCACCAGCCCCACCGTTGCCACCAGCAAATGCTAAAGGTGTGCCACCGTCACCAGCGTTTCCGCCCTTGCCACCAGCCCCAGAAGCACCCGAAAAAGCCGAAGCAAAACTATTTGATACATTGTTTCCTGTCACGCCTGCCGTGCCTGCCGTACCCGCACCACCCGACTCTGACCAACTACCCTTCCCACCGGCAGATCCAGCTTTACCTGCTACTGAACCATATAAAGATTGAGAAGCGAGCGCTGGTCCAGCCGTACCGCCTGCGCCTGGGGTGTAGCTGTGCGCATTTAATCCGTCTGTGCCTTTTTCACCGTTCCAATGAATAGCTCCATTGTTTGTAAGAGTGTTTTTTACAAACAATCTATAACCACCTGTTTTCAAAGTAACGCCCACGTTAATAGTGAGCGTATCCAAAAATGCGTCTTTGGTAAGAGTGTAAACCGAACCTGACTTGGAAGCCCAACCTACCGTTGCCGAACCGTCCAGGGTTGCTGTGCCGTCTATTCCAAAGCCAAAAACATGTTCATTACTGATTGAAGAACCGTTAATAATGACATTGGTTGCTGTCATGTTGCCATTCATGTCAACCGAAAATGGAGCGTCTAAAAACTTATCAGCCCCAAGCCAAAGTCCTGATTGATCTCCATGAATAGCTGTTGCGCCTGCGCCCAATCTTAAACTACGAGCATTTGTAACATCTTGCTGTTCCTGTAAACCTTGTTGCACCTGACTTGGATCAAGGTAGGGGATGTCTGTAAATAAAGATTGTCCTTCTTCCATAGCTAAATTGCAATTACCAAACCCTCCACAACGGGAGTGTCATTACTGCTTGGCACAAGTTCAACACGAACCTCAAACGCCTGTGAATCTGGTAAATCCGTAGTATCTACATTGATTATCATGTGTTCTGCGTCAACGACTGTTGTTAGTGTAGTCCAAGAAGTAGCGTAATTGTTTTTAGCTTTCACAACCACCGATGTTCCGGTTGGAAGTTCACGATATGGAACGGCTAGTCCGATTTGTTTTCCATTCAACCTATCTGTATTTATTATCCTGGTTTCAAAATATCCCGTTGCTTTGTTCGATAAATCCAACACATCAACGCCGTAAGTAGTACCACCGTTATCATCTTGCCAAGCCACGAATAATAAATCACCCGAAGCCTCCATTGATAAGATTTTTACGTTTGCCGTGTGTCCAGTTGAAATTACATAATCCAAAACTAAAACATTCGGGTAATTATTGGAGTAGCCTCCGAATGAATAAACGCCCTGTAAACAAGGATTGCCACTGTCGTAAGATATACCAAACATAGGACGGCGATCAAAGTGCGCAACCGCATTAAGAGCTACTACCGCCTTATTTGTGCTGGTATATATTCCAGGAATACGTTTTACGTGCTGACCATAGTTTCCGTCATAAGAATAGACGTTGCCTTTCGTCCCAGCCGCAAAAAGGGTTAAATTGTCTGCCGGAATAAAAGCACGTATGCCAACCTCCGGCACTTGATCATCAACCGTCCAGGAAATTGCCCAACCATTCCAGCGAAATACACGGCACCAATTCACGTTATTGGCAATAATTGTGCCAATCGCTAAAGATTCACCCGATTCTCCAAGTGCCGTAACAGTGTATGTGCTGTCCAAGTCCAAAGCGTCACCTGTAAATAAACCGCCCTCAACCTGTGCAATATAAAAACCGTCGCCGATATAAAGGATTTTATTTTTCTCTTTAATCGGATGATATGTCGCATTTGTATTCAAAAATGTAGCCCAACTGTCATCTCTGCCTGCCCATGCCGTTGGTGCGCCAACCGCTACACGTCCTAAACGGCTCTGCATGGAATAATAGATATAACCCTCAAACTCATAAGCGTCTAAAATACCAGCCGATCCTGCGGCTGGTGAAGCGGTTGCTTCAAGCGACCAAACTCCGCCTGACGTGCGTTTCCATATTTTACCGCTTGTTTTGCCAAAGAAATAAGTATTCCCGTCGGTACAAGGGAGAATTTTTGATACCGGTCCATCAACCGTAGTGCCACTGTCTTTCACGAGTGCCTGATTGCATTTTATCGCTCCAGGCTCGGAATGAATATCAAGACCAACAATGTTTGCCATTGAGTTCGCTATGCCCTGGTAACGGCTGTCTGCTATTCCGCCCAGGTTAATGTCTTTTAATTCAAATGGTTGTTTCATAATGTTGGCGGTTGTTTTGTGTGAATGAACACTAGAATAGCAAACATCAACGATAATATCGCCGAGATCCAAGTATCACCATAATCTACATACATATCCTCCCTCTATAAGTACCGCTTAATAGAGGAAGATCAGATATGGGACTAAACATATCTGCCCTTATTTAGGGAGGATAGGCATGAAGTATCCGCCGTCCGCCAGCAATGACGCTGACGGAGTTGATAAGTTATGCAAGGAGGAACATGCACAACTCACCGTAACACCCATGCTTGCTGGTAAACATAATAAAAACCAGCTTGTAAAGAGCGATTGTCCTTACGGACGGACGCCGGATCTATCTCCATTTTTGTTTTTACAATACTCAATAGACTGTATTACCTTCCTATCAGTTTCCCTGAACTCTCTGATTGCATGAACCATCTCTTGCTGGACCTCTGTGTTTTTGGCTATCTGTGAACCCAATGCGCCATAAGCCTCCTTATGGTCTTTTTGTATCTCTCTATTTGTTTTGAGCTGATAAACGAATAATCCGGCCATGATGAGTAATGAACCCAATCCCAACCCTGCTTCACTTATCGCTTTGATGATTCCCTCCTCCATATCTATTGCATCAATTTATGCGTTCCATGCGCGCCAGCCCAGATAAGACCGGCTTCAAGGATTTTTACAAAAACATCTTGCACGCTTTCCGGCGTAAGAGTTCCTGATACTAAACCCACAAATACAACCGCTAAGGCTGAAAAAGCCGCCGCCGTTGCACGTAATGCCGGTTTATTACCCTCCGTGATCCACGGTATTTGCTTGGCTCGCTTTACCGCTTCGGTAGCAAACCATACTCCGCCAGCACCTCCGGCGATAAGTAACGCTGTACTTAGGATTTGTATAAACATGTCCATATACTTATTTGGTTAATTCTTTAATATCTCCGACGGGCTTAACCGTCGCAGGTTTTAATCGTTCATTGATTTTCTTGACTATAACGTCATCTGATAACTTGCCTTGAATAACAGGTTCGTTCTTAGCCTCTGCGTCCTCGTTTGTGAGTGTTGCGCATAGCTGTAAATCCTGCCACGTTCCCTCGAAATGCGTCCTGCCTGACGTTAAACCTGCGCAATAGGCTCTTTGTGCCTCATACTCCGCCTTGCTCAAGGGAACGCAATTTTGCCCCTTGTCATCGCACTTCTGCAAGCTGGTCTGATACTGTTCGACTTTCTTTGTAACAGGATCTACTGTGGTCATCTCTTGAACCGGTTGCTTAGTGGCTGTGATAGCCAAAAACATTCCAGTTCCTAGAACCGCTACCGAACCTGCGCCTATGAGTGATTTTGGTATTTCCATATTAGTTTACTTCGTTACAAAAGATTTCATCAAATTCTACATAGCCACTAGCTTGTTTATGTCGCAACGTCAATGTTCCGCTTATAGCCGGTGTAAATACTCCTGTGTCAAAGTATTGCCATGTATTTGAATTAGAACCAGTGATTAAAGGCTCAGTGCTACCCCCAAAGCCTAAATCAATCGTTGGTATTGCAACACCTGCTCCGTCGCCTCTGTACCAGCCAGTGCATCTATAACTCTTCCCAAGTGTAAATACATTGGCATGATAGGCAACAGGACCGGCTGTATTGGTTGGTTCAACTCGTAGAGCTTGCCCATATTTACCTTGAACTTTGTATAGTGTCGCATAGTTTAACGCCGTCCATTGTGAAGTGCCGCTAAGAACTCGCTTGACCGACATGTTATCCCATTCTGTATAATGCCCGCCTGCGCCACCAGCATAAAGATTAAAACTTCCATTAACTGGTGCTGTATAATAAAAATCAAATGGTTGCCAATCGGTTGATATTGCACCAATCCATGGAGCGTAAGTTAGTGACCCAGTTGGATATAGTATTATTGGTTGAGTTGTTCCGTCGCTCCTTGCAACGCCTGTAACGTGATACGTCTGATAAATTGTAAAAATATCTTGTTTAGCGAATGGTGAACCACCCGTTCTTAAGGCTCTCAACAGATACGAACCTTCATAAGGGCTAGTTGTTTCAGCTGATATTGTTACACCTCCATATGTACCCCACCCCGTAGTATTACCAGTTTCAAGAGTGCCATTTGTTAATAGCTCTGCGCCATAAGTAACTTTCTCCTCCATGTCGCCGTCGGGTACAAGTTGCTTCTCACTGTTAAGCGTTTGCCCTTTGTATTCAGTAATATAAATCTCATCCCACTGCGAATTATTGCCTATGCCACTACTAATGTGTCCGTAAAACCTCACAAATTGGCTGTTAGCCACAAATGTCACGTTAAATGGTTGCCATTGTGTCGAGGCTGTACCAGTCCATAAAGCGGCATAAACCCCCTGCGATAACTGCGGGATTGCTACGCCGTCAACACTTCTTGCGGCTCCTCTTACGTTGTACGTCTTGCCGACAGTTAAGATATTGCCCGTATAGGCATATGGTGCAATAGCTGCACTAGCACTAACTAAATTTAATGCCTGTGTCCCTGCGTATGCTCCGGTTGTTGACTTTGTTATCGTGACGTAATTTTGAAAATAATTTGCCGTGCCAGCACTTTCCATATCGCCGTCAACAAGTATCTGCTTCTCTGCATTTAGCGTTTCGCCTGTGTATTCGGTAACATAAACCTCATCAAAACCTGCCGAGCCAGTCGCACTCACGGTCAAATAAAAATTGGCACTGCCATTGGCTACCCCTGTCAATGTCGAGCATTGCCAGTCTGTTGACGCTGTCCCCTGCCAGTAAATTGAATTGCCAATATAAACGCGCGGATATGCTGTACCATCTCCTTTGGCACAAAATCTAGCCGTGTATATTTTGCCAATAGTCAATACTGGCTGATATGTCTGATTGCCTCCAGTAGTGTAATCGAGCTTCATCCATTGACCGCCATCAATACCTCCAGTTGCTATTTTAGTTGCTGTTATGCCGGGAGCTTTTGTCCATGAGGTTGTACCGCTACTTGCCATGTCTCCATCTGCCAGCATTTGCTTTTCTGCACTACTCATCGTCCCAATCGCAAAACCTATATTGCTAAGCGACAATATCGTGGCAAGTGTAATAAATAGGATTGCTAGTTTTTTCATATTTTACATTCATTCAATACTTTAGACATTGACCAGCTATGCCTATCAATGCGATTACAGATAATATCCCTTGAAATACCACTTCGTTTAGACCAACCAAGAATACTCAAAGTAATTCCTTTAGCGGTGAACATCCGTGTCTCACGGTTCTCTGGTTTTACAGTAAGAGCTTTATCAGGAGACCAGCCCAACTTATTTATGCGATAAGAAATTGTGGACTTAGACAATCCAAGCTCTTCTGCCCATTGTGCCATTGTTTGCATTTTACCTCTATATGTAATCAGTCTATTCAATCGAGTATTATTTGCCTGCATCTTCATGGTTGCTATCTGACAGTTGCATGGAACATAATTACCATTGACATTTATCCTGTCTAACGAAAGTCTTTGATTCGGATATTTTCTTTTCATTTCTAACCATTCATCCATAAAATGCTCAACAAAAACCTTAGGATTATTCCATTCCGTACAAATTTTGATTCCTCGACCTCCGTAATCTTTATAACGTTGGCTACCACTATTCAAACAACGTTTGCGCATTTCTGCCCACATCCTATAAAGAGGGTGTCTGGCGTATCCGTGTCTAAAACCTTTAGGCATATAACATTAAAGACAAAATGATGTACTCGTTGGCACTGCCGTAGGAAAAGTAGAACTTGTTGTAAATGTAAGTCCCATACAGCCGTCTGTAGTGCCTACGTACATATAGCTGACTGTATTAGCCTGCCCTACCTTAAACCTCGGCGCATAGATGTTTACGCTCCTGTTTTGTACTGCGTTAGCCGCTCCCGTATTCTCGCCGTAAAAGCTCATCATATAACTTGAACCCATTGAAATAATCGCATTGTTACGAGTTCCTGCCGCCGGTGTAGCGGAAAGAGGAAAACTCATAAATGGATACGGTGAACCCGGGTCTGTTGCGCTCTTCCATGAGCCTGTATTTAAGGTGTCGTAAACGTAAGCGTCTTGAACGTGGGACTCTGCGTAAGTAAAAGCAGAAGAACCCAAATCTCTTGTATTATCGGTTGAGGGAACAATATCAGCCATTGTTACGTTGTTGCCTCCAACTCTAAATTTCTCACTACCATTGGATACAAGACCAACATTTCCAGTACTCACGCTAAAAATACCTGTATCGTCATCACCTGCGAAAGCAACGCTGGGTGCACCTACTGAGCCTACGCCGACAAGGAGTTTATCACCTAGAATAGTTCCGCTTGCATACACATCTTTCCAAGCTGAACCAAAAGCACCCATGTCATAGGTATTATTTGCACTTGGTAAAAGGTCGCCTGAACTGATACCTGTGATTGTGGCGGTTGTTACCGTCATCTCTGGGATCGGGTGTGAAGAATCGCCAAGTGTCCAACTTGGATTGATGAGATAAACAGCATTTCCTGTTTTTCTCCAAAAGTTAGGATTTGTTATCTGCGCTCCAGCCGGACTGATTGCTACCGCAAGTCCAACTGCAACGATGATTGAAGCCAACCATACGCTGACTATTTTTAAGTATTTTTTCATATTAGACAGTATCTTTCCAACATTCTACCTCCATGACATCACTACCTGTATCTGATTGCACATAGAGCGTTAATCCACGTACAGCAAGATCCTTGAACGTCTTGGAAGCGCCTGCTGGGATAGTTAAATACTTAGTTGTTGTTTCACCGGAGTTAAGAGCAATGCGCAATGTACCCATCAGACGGCTAGAAATTGTAAATTGTCTAGTTCCGGCTGGTATGAGTTGTGAATACTCTGTTGTGGCGACTGGGAGTGATTTGTTCAGAATCTCTCCTGTCCGGTTATTTGCCACGATAATTCCGTCTTTTAGCATAATAGTTTAATAATCTTCACCTGTTTCTGGTGGTAAAGAAGCTATGAATGAGTTTTGTGTATTAAGATTGCGTATTGCACTTAATTTAGATTTGAAATCCTTATCAAAAGTTGTTTCATTACCAACAAGCGGAATTGGTTTATCACGGCTTTGCTTGTACTCAATGATGATCCGAGTACATAACAAAGTGTGAAATTGTCTGGGGAATCCACGTGTCGTTGAAGATGAATCCTTTGATAAGTCATCAGTGCCGGTAAGATTGGCAGGGTGTTCGGGATAGATAATGGCGTAGTATTCCAGTCCATTTGTTACGTCGATTATTGCCTCGGAAGAAAATAAATATATCTCCCTATTCAATAAATCGTAGGCGGAAGCATGTCCCGTGAAGTGGGAGCGGATATTGCTTTCCTGGAGTGGAATGCCAAGTGCTGAAATATCTATATGATCCAATTCTGTCCAATCTGTGCCGTTAATCTTCGCATTTACGTATTTCAAGGATATTACATCCTCGGCAATAGCATAGTTGCGTTGATCCGCTACCAAAGAAGCCTGCCGAGTTATGCCAAGCAAATTCTCATTCATCTTTGCGATTTCCTCCGACATGGAATCCATGATGGGGTTCATAAAGGTAAGAATCTGTGCGTCCGTAAAAGTTGTCGCATTGGTGCGAGTTTTTGAGCGGACCAAACTGGCAATTTCGGTAGGCTTCATATTGGTAGCTTATTTCTCAAATTAGAGAGAAAGTGCGTTTAGGTTGAACGGATACGGAGTGTTAACGTAAACAGCGTTAGGAGCGACTGTTGCGTCATCAAGCTCGGTTGTACCACCGACAAAGTTTCCTGTACCGGTTGGGTTTACGATAACAAAGCCAAGCACGACTTCATCATCAGGTACGGTTGGGAACACGACTGCGCCGATTGTAGCGCCCTCTGTACCCATTGAAGCTGTTACGGTTCCGCTTGCGTCCATTGAGAGAACGTAAACATTGAACTTAGCATTGGTAACAGTTCCGGATAGTGCGACCTCTGCGGTTGTCTTTTTAACAAGAGCACCGTCGATCATCGCATAAACTGTGTTAGCAATTTTTACAGCCGCCTTTGAAGACGAACCGATTGCCAAACCACCTGTGTTTAAGAGCATGTCGCAAGCATTTGTTTGCAACTGTTCTAAGGCGTTCAAAATATCTTGTGAAGATGTATATACGCCATTTGAGATTGTTTTACCCATATTTATTAGGTTAGTGCGTCAAGCACTTCTTTATTGCGGTTAATTAGTTTATCTCTACCTGCGGTACTGGCAATTTTCATTTTATTTGCGAATAATTCGACAATGCTTTGTGGCAAGTCAACGAAAATACCTTTTTGCACCTGTACGCCGAAGCCGTTAATAAACGCTTCATCGTATTGGATAGTATCTTCTTCGCCCTCATGGAGAGGTATATGAAAATTGCGTAATGGTTGGTTCATTAAAGCCTCTTTGGTCTTTAATGCGTCCTTTTGATTACCTCGATAAGGCAATATCTCCGTTACTCCCTCTTGATCCAACCAAGTTTTTGGTTCTTCTTCGGGGAGTTCGGGTTGAGGTTCCGAGGAATCCTCGACTACTGGCTCACTTTCCAAGTCATGTTCAACGTCTTCTACGTCTTCCATGTCTTCGTCCATGAGTTCGTCATCTTGAATCTCCGGTTCTTCAAAGTTTTTTTTCTTTCTAGGCATAGTTCTCAATGAGGGGATAGTTGCCTATCCCCTCGTTAGCACTAAGAAATGACGTGTTCAACACGAGTGATGAACGAATCGTTCAAAATCTTAGCAACATAAGTTGCTTTCCAACCTGATGTAGCACGTTGATCCAACGGATCTTCAGTACCACCCGAACCTAGAGGCTTAACAATGTTTTTGAGAGCCTCGCCTGACACACGGGTTTTACCGTATGCATGCATACCAAGAATCATGGTTGCGTACACATCGGCGCCACCAGCTCCACCACCAGTAAACACCTTAGCGTTTGTGGTTTCAATGAAGCGAATATCACGATATGTACCTACTTCACCCTCCATAACATCTGCTTTATTGGCATATTTTTCCACGGGAATAAAGCGGTTCATCTTTTCCAAGATTGGCGTTGTATTCACGTGGCAAATGCCGATGTAGCAAGGACGTACAGGATGTGTGTTGTAGCCGGTATCGGGATTAACCATTTTGGTCATCTTCATCGCCAAACCGTTTTTAAGGGTAAGGATAGCGGCATCGAAGTCTGCCTCATCGGGCAAATCAACACCTGCTGTGAGTGAAGTACGACCTACGACTGCATTGGCGTAGCGAACGTTTGAGCCTGCTACCATGATGTCACGGGTTAATGTGTCCAGGGTAAGTGCGGCTTGATCACCGAGAATCTCGGCTGTTTCCATCAAGATTGGGTCTGCACTTTCGTAAGTTAGAATATCCGTTACTGTTACAAAATCGCCGTATTGAGCAACGATTGCGTAAACCTTAGTAACTGATAGTTGTTTACCTGCCGGAGTAACACCCTCTGCTAAAGGAG